AGGGTTAACGACTTTGCTTGTTTAAAGGCCGAAGACCCAGACACAGATATGTCAAAATTCTCAAAATACTATGGAACAGGGTACCCTGGAGAAACAGAGCCTTTTAGTATTAAAATTAAAAACTTAATGGAGCAAGGAACTATGGCAGACCTTGAATACTTGTTTAAATCTATTAATGGTGGCAGCGACCAATGGGTAACTCTTTTAGGTAAGCGAACTGCAGCTATTGGGTTCTTAATGCCAACCCTTTTAGGTTTAGTACTAGGGCCTTCTACAAAAAATAATTTGTCTTACGTAGGGTGGTTAACTGGGTTATCAATGCAACACGAAATGTTTACAGAACAAATGGTACCGCTTCGTACAACTGTTTCTATTAATATGGAATGCTTTGCTGGTTCAGGGATTGTGAACTCATAATGACTATTTTTAAAGGCTCTAGGTATGAGTACTCTACTATTGACTACGTTGCTACAACTCCTCAATTAGTTGAAGAGCCAATTGTGTTTTATAGACCCTCTGAACTTGGGTTAACTAGGTACTGGGAGCACACTTATGTAGAAGGGGAGCGTTTAGACGCACTTTCTTATAAATACTATAAAAACTCTGAGTATTGGTGGTTAATTGTTGAGTACAACCCATCAGTAGCTGATTTTACTAGTATTACCCCTGGAACAACCTTACGGATACCTAATGTTTAAATACATCTCTGTTAAGTTTCCAGAAACAAGTTTAGGAATTACTACTTTGTATAGCGCTAGGCTTATACAAAATATGTATGAACATGAGATACTTGTTGCTGAGTTTAAAGACTGGGGTTTAGAGTACGATGTGGTATCTCCTGGTACAGCAGTTTCTATTAAAATGGCAGATGGGGAACGCACACGTAATTTTTATGGATATGTTCATCATGTAAAGCTAAAAAGAACGCCTGCTAATAACTTTTCAGAGGTTACATTTGTTGGTGGGTCTTTTCCCATGAAACAACGCCGACAAGAAATATATAAAGATAAAACAGCTGACCAGATTATAAAATCTATAGCCTCTGACTACGAATTTGTCTGTTATGCCATCCCCCACCCAAGAGTGTACCCTCAAGTATCTCAAGCTGGAATTTCTGACTGGTCACTTATGGTTAAACTAGCTAAACAGTGCGGTTACAACCTTAGAACTGAAAACACAGAGATTTATTTTCAACCTATGCTTGAAGACTATAAGGAACTTCGTGAAGAGGCGCCTAAATTTGTAATGAACTACCCAAGCAGCCCAGGGGGCTCAACGTTATACTCTTTTGATGCCGTTATTAGTGAGTCTATGCCTTATGACGGGGCTTGGAAATCAGCAGTAGCTATTTCAGGAGTTGATGCGAACTCTTCGCAGCCCGTATCAGTCACACAACAATTAAGAAGCAAAAAAACTAGAAGTAAAAGTCAGTTTGAGTTTTTTGACAGTTTTGACGTTGAAACCGTAGCTTTAAGTTCAGAAGTAGCCGCCTATGAAGCTGAAGCAGCAGAAAACAGAAACTCTTTTCCTTATAGAGCTAAAGCTGAAGTTTTAGGCTCAGTTGAGCTTCGACCCGATATGCCTATACATATAACAGGGGTTAATGCTCCTTATAATGGGTATTGGGTTATTTTATCAACAGAACACGTAATAGTAGAAGAACAAAGAAACGTTTTTAAATACACAACAATATTAGAGTTGGGCTCTGACTCTTTAGGAATTGCTCAAACTTGGACAGATTCTAAAACCATTACAGTCCCAAATACAAAAACAAAACGAGTTATAAAGCCAAATGTAAAGCAAACAAAAGTAAAACCAGTAACTAGGCTTAATGTAAAACGTAAGAGGGTTGTAGATACAAATAAAGGCTCTTTTGGTACTATAAACAACAGACCTAAACCATCCGCAGTTAAGGGCAAGTCTACTGCCGCTAACACTTGGAAAAGTAAAACACGGTCACTAAATACGGTAATTGCCGCTAAGAAAAAGGGCGTCTCTGTTACAACTAGACTGGCAAAAAGAAGGGGCCTTGTACAATGAGTGAACAACGGTTTTACGGTTTATACAGGGGAATCTGCGTAGATAACTCTGACCCACAAAAACTAGATAGAATTACATTAATTGTGCCCCAAATACTTGGAGATACAGTTACTGACTGGGCGCTGCCTTGTACCCCTATTACTAACATGGCTGAGCACTTAGACCACCAACCTCATACTGGGCCTCAGGTAGTGGCTTTAATTAGTAACCACACAGGTACTACTGACTCTGCACTATCTGGTCTGTCAGCCCACACTCATACAGTTACTATCTCCGCCCATGCTGGAAACAGCAATAAGCTTTACCACCCTCACGTAACTATGACCGACCCTCTTGATAGAGACGGGACTGAAGAGGGTTTAGCCGCCGCAGAGCACACGTATCACAGAAATGTTCCCGAAATTGGACAGGCAGTATGGCTTATGTTTGTTGGCGGGGACCCTAATTTTCCAGTTTGGATGGGTGTTTAAATGTATAAGTACGCAATGACCTTACCTTTTACTATTGGGGCAAACGGGGTTGGCAAAACCTCTGATGTGTCTAAGATATGGAAAGACAGAGTATATGGGGTTGTGCTTACAAGCCTTAATGAACGAGTAATGAGCCCATCATTTGGTACTCAAGTAAAAACGGCTTTGTTTTTAAATGTAACCGACGCTGTAGATTCTATACGCCAGTCTGTTGAAATTGGATTTTCAAAATGGCTAACTACACTAACTTTAAACTCTGTAGCAGGATATTTGGATTCATCAGAGGGTAATTTAAACATAGAAGTGCTTTATTCTATACCTGGGACCATTGATGAGCAGAGTGTAACGCTAAAAACTGCTATTCTAAGCAGGTCTGGAGAAATTCTTTTGGAGGTACGAAATGGCTGAGATTAACTACGTCCCACAGGTAGACTACACCTCTAAAGATTACGCGGCTATACGCGAAGACTTAATTGACCTTATACCTAATTATTTCCCTGATTGGGTAAGCCGCGACTCCGCTGACTTTGGAATTGTTCTTATTGAGTTGTTCTCTTACATGGGGGACATTCTTAACTATTACATTGACCGCTCTGCAAATGAAGCGTTTATTACAACAGCAAGCCAAAGAGATAGCGTCATTGAGTTGGCTCGTCTTTTAGGGTATAACCCTACAGCTGCTGTAGCTTCTACAGTAACTTTGACGTTCTCTAACTCAACAAGTAGCACAATAGCCGTACCTGCAGGTACACAAGTGGCTACCTCGGCCTCAACTACTGGCGGAACTCAAATCATATTTGAAACAAACGCTGCAATAACTGTTCCAGCTAAAGTAGGAACTGTAAATGGAACAATTACCGTTAAAGCCACTCATGGGGAAACAAAAACAGAAGAACTTACACCTTCTAATGGGTCTATTAGCCAAATTCGTGAGCTAACCTACTCACCAGTAGCCCAAGGCTCAACCTCTCTACTTATTGGGTCTTCTACATTTACCGAAGTGCCTTACCTTATTGACTATAACAACTATGACCCTGTGTTTTCTGTATACACCAATGCATCTGGGGTTTCCTTTGTGCTATTTGGAGACGGCGTAAGCGGTCGCATACCAACCTCTGGTGCAGCTATTACAGCTACTTACAGAGTGGGTGGTGGGATAATTGGAAACGTTGGAATAAACCTTATTAGGTCAATTATTAAATCTAGTGTTTCGTTATCAACTCTAAGTGGATTAACAGTAACTAACCTTACTGCTGCATCTGGAGGGGCTGAAGAAGAAAGCACAGATTCAATTAGAGCAAACGCCCCAACTAGTATACGAGCGCTTAACAGAGCAGTATCTCTTGCTGACTACTCTGCTTTATGCGTAGCTGCTGGGGTTTCTAAAGCAAACGCGGTAGCAGAGGTATATACAAGCGTAACTGTGTACTTTGCACCCTCTGCTGGAGATATAGGATTAACTTCTATTTCTGGAACAACACCTTCAGACGGGTTTAACACAAAAGCAACTGCTCTTAGAAACTATTTAGTAGGAAAAATTCCAGCAAATACAACTGTTACGTTTCAACCACCTACTTATGTTCCAGTAGGTCTTATAGCTAGCATTACAACGCTACCTCAATATAAGAACAGCATTGTAAGTACGGCAGTGAGCGCAGCTATAGAAGAGCTATTTGATTTTGATAACGTCTTTTTTCAAGACAAACTTTCACTTAACGACATAATGAGAACTATTACTTCTGTAGAAGGTGTTGCTTATGTACAAGTAGAAAAGCTTGTTCGCGCTCAAACAGGTTATGATTTTACGTATACTGTTACAAACAAAGCCGCTTCTGGAACAGTTGCAACACTAACTATAGGAGCTCACGCATTAACTGTAGGTAGTACCATTAAAGTTACTGGAATAGATACTACGTTTAATGGAACGTTTGTTATTACTGCAGTAACTGGAACAACAATTGCGTACGCGTTGATTTCTTCTGTAGTTTCAAGCGCAGCTTCTTCTGGAAGCATTACTAAGCTAACTGTTGGCGACATTCAATGCTTTGAGAACGAAATCCCTTACCTAGATACAACAGCTCTATCTCTAACTGTATCTGGAGGAATTGTCGCCTAATGTCACGGTATGGAGTCAGTACATACGGCCTATCTGTATATGGCCCAGACA